ATCATTATCTGATAGTATTCAATTTTTGATATTACTTTAATTAAATCAGAATCGGCATCCATATACTTATCTAGGTCTGGTTTTAAAACCTTATGGTCAAATGGATTGGTTTTATATACTTCTGGTTCTGCTTTTCCTGAATAATATAACCATTTTTCTTTTTTTAAAATTTTATATTTATTCTCCTCCATTTTTTTAAGAAGAATAATGTTATTGTATATTTTATAATATTTTGAATGTAAAGATGGAATTTTAAGTGATTCTTGATGTAGATTGTCTGGGTCTATCTTTGAATCTTCTTCCCATAATATTTGAATTTCATCAAGGTTCATAAGATTAATAAACAACTATGTCATATAATGTATATTTGAATGTGACATTTGCAGTCACAAAATTAATATCTTGTACTTTAGCATTGAAATCTAAAGTAGATAAAGAAACTGGAAACAATCCTCTGAAATTTACTTGTGCTATAGGATTGTAGTTACTATTATAGAGTATTAAACTGCCATCCGATTGTCCAAAGTTTGCATCTTGGATACCTGGATTTAATTCGTCTGAATTTAATAACTCTTGATATTCGGATACACTTTGAGGATATCCAAGACCTCTCATCCAATTGTGAACTTGTAAATAATTTTGTAAATTTTCATCTACAAAAAACTCAAAAGAAAAATCATCATAAGAAAGTTTATCACCAGGAATTGGAATATCTTTCAGATAGTTTGATTGAACTGCAACTCCTAAATTTATACCTGGTATTTGTGATGAATTAGAAAAAAAATCAACCTTAGGATATTCAGATAAAATAAATTTAAATCCTACAGGGGACAAGTAATTTCTATTACTAATTTGTTTTGACCAAGGACTCGGACTCATTTTTATTTTTATTTATAGACATAAAAAAAAGAGGGTCTTTTGGACCCTCCAGTATTTGTGAACCGAAATCACATAAGGTTCTTAACTTGAACTCTTCTGTAGTAACGGTTTGAGTTGGTCTGAATACGACCAAGATTGGTCTCAGGAGCTGATGCAGACTTGCCTTCAGCAAATGGATTAGCAACAAGACCATAACGAGTCTTGAATCCGATTTTTGGCTGGAAGGTGTTCTCACCAACTGCACGAACCATTTGAAGAGGAACGTATGGGCAGTAGAAGAGTCCTGCGTCATAAGGTGAAGAACCCTTATAACCAACAACGTAATACTGACCACCAGTTGCTCCAGTTGCTGGGTTACCAGCACCACCTGAATATGGGTCAATGTAAACTCTGTACTTACCGTTCAGAACACCAGCAAAAGTATTGCCAGTATCATCAACGTTCAGGTTAGCATTGAGTGCAGGTGTATAATCAAGAAGACCTGCCATTGAGAGTGCAGAAGCAACGTCAGAAGAGCACATAATAATGTTACCCTTTCCTCTACGAGTACGCTGTGCAATTGCGTTTGCGTCTCTTTCGATTTGGAAAATCAGACCCTTGAACTTTTCAACTGACCAACGACCATTGGAGTCAATGTCAAGGTCAAAAGTACCAGCATTAGCAACGTTGAACTGAGCACCAGATTCAGCAGTCTTATAGATGGTACGAATAACTTCACGGTTGATTTCAGCAAGAATCTCTGTTGAGAGAATGTTTGCTAATTCAGCCTCAGCATTCAGACCGTGAATTGCCTTCAGGTCTTGTGCAAGCTCAAGTGAATACTCGGCTTTCAGTGCTCTGGATTTTGCAGTAACGGTGACTTTCTCAATTGAGAATGCCATCTCATTGAATGAAGCACCGGAGTCGGAACCAAGAATCTCTGCATCAGCAGTGGACATACCACCACCAACGTTGTAATCTTGCTGAGAACCACCAGCACTAAGAAGACCAGGATTGCTACCAGATTGTGCAGCAGTAGTACCAAAACCTACGTTTGCTTCAACAGTAGGATTAACAGCATACTGAGATTGATTACCCTTTCTACCAGAGAACTGAGTATCAACTTCATCAAAGAATGCCTCGGCACCTGATTGGTTGGTGTAACGTGAACGCATTGCGAAGATAAGTCCTGTAGGACCATTCATTGGTTGAACACCTGCGAGGTCATATGCGACCAAGTTAGGCATTGAACGACGGATGAGGGAGATCAGAACAGGGTCAAAACCTGCAACTGGACCACCTGATGTTGCACCACCAGAGAAACCAGCAGTGTTACTGGTTGAACCAGTTGTGCTAGTTGGTGCTCCGGTTTCGTAAAGAAATGATCTTTCTTCACGAAGGAATTTTTCTTGATTCTCCAGGAGAACCGCAGTTACCATTCTGCGATGTGAGTCTTTGATTGGGTCCAGACCTTGATAGTCAAGGAGTGGTGACCACTTCTCCTGCAGATGCTCCGCATTGAACATTTGCATTTTTTTTACCTCTTTAAAAAGTTTTAGTTTGATTGTTTATGATATAAAAATCACTTTTTAGAAACTCTTCCAAGTGCATCAAGATAATGGGCCATTGACCCTGAAACTTCTTGATGATACTCCATACCTTCTGTGATATAATCTGAGTTGTCTAGTTGAGCACCAGTATGTCTTGGGAAATATGATTCCCTTAGAGTTACCAGCTTCTCACGATAGTCTGATTCACTATCAAACTCAACATTTTCGGCAAGAGAAGCAAGTTTGTCTTTCTGTGAAAGAGCAAGACCCTCAGTAACTTCGGCAAAGATTACATCGGTAACTGATTCGGCTAATCTCTTATTTAGAGCAACATTTCTTTCAATTTGCTCGTTGAGTTTTGTCTCCATTTCATCAAGTTTATCTACCATACTTTCAATGACATCATATTTCTCTTCAGGGATTGTTACATAATGTTCTTCAAAAAGTTGCTTCATACCTGAGAGGAAACTCTCAGTCATTTCAGACTTAATGCCTTGCTCAATTGCAAGAGCATTTTCCTGAACCCATTCATCAGCAACATACTCAAGATAAGAATCAAGTCTTTCAGTGAGTTCTTCCTTAATTGCATCAATTTCTTCAATAAGTTGCTGTTCGTAATGTAAAACAACTGCTTCTTCAATCTGTTTTGTTCTAGCATTTAATGCTGCTTCAAAAACAGTTTTTGCTTTTACTTTAAAATCTTCGGAAAGTTCTTCTCCAGAAAGAAGAGCAGAAACATCTTCCTCAATTTCTTCTTCAATTTGGGCAAATGCCTCTTTCATTTTCTTTTTCTTTCCGTCCTCGTCTTCTTCATCTTCCTCTTCACCTTCTTCTTCACCCTCTTCTTCACCCTCTTCTTCGTCTTCTTCGGACTTATGCTTAGCTTCTGCTACTACTTCCTCTTCACCTTCCTCATATTCTCCTTCTACGAGTTCTTCATCTTCATCTTCTTCTGAAGACTCCTTTACAGGAGAAGCCATTTTTTTCATTCCTTCTGCTGCTTTTGCACCCTTATTTACAACATCCTTAACTTGCTTAAGAGTTGTTGAAGGGTCTTTTAATTTTGCAGAGTCATCATCTGAACGATAATTTTCTGGAGTAGGACCACCAAGGTCTTCCCAACTGCCTGTTTGACCATCAGGAATTCCTGTGGTTAACTTTTGCATTGGTTCTGCTGCCTTTGCACCGGCATTTACAGCAGTTTTAGATTGTTTTGTGTCTGATTCCATTTCTTGTAAGTTTCTACCACGGGACATTTGAACTCTCCGATTTAACTAGTTTCTTAAATCTATATTTATTTATAATTTATAATTTTAATGTATAAAATCAAAGCATATCCAAAAACTTTTCAAAATGCTGTAATTTTCTCTGTTCAGTTAATTTTCTTTGTTTTACATCCTTTTCAATAATATTTTTAATTGATTCCGCAATCCAAGTTTTTTTATTGGAATCATATATCCATTCTCTCCCTTCCATAATTCCATTCACAAAAGCATCAGGAGCAGAAGGGTCTGCAACAATATCAGCAGCAGTTGCAAGCATAAAATCTTCACCAACTAAAGAATAACCTTCATTAGTTGGAATCAATGAACCAACACCACGAGAAGAAACACCAAGCATCACACCTTCACCTAAAAGTGAAGAAGCAATTTTTCCCATTGGGGTATCAAGAATTTTTGCTTTTCCTATAAAATTATCATCTTTTCTTTCAAGCATAGTAATTTTATGGGATACTCTATCAAGATTTAAAGTTGGTCCATCTGGATGTCCCAATTCACCAAGAGCACGACCTTTAGCAATAAAATTTTCATTATATCTTTTGACTTCTCTTTCAAGAGTTCTCATTTCATATAATCTTTTATTTCTATTTGGTCTATTTGCCTGAAGAAAAACACCTTCAATAAAAAGGGATTTAACTCCATTTTTTTCTTCGGTAATTACTTTTACCTTTTCTATTTCTTCTGTGATAAGTTTCATTGGATTAACCACCTGCGATTTGAATTTCTGTAATGTGGAGTTTTCCACTTGCTCCATAAGCAGCAACTTTTGTTGTTCTTCTCAAAACACCAGTGGAAGTAGTTACTGGTCCTTGACTTGAAGTATTCCAAGTAAGAGTAATTACTCTATTAAATCCACCTGTTCCAGCATCATTCGTTGCATCAACTGATGCAACAGTTGCTGCTGTTGTGTTAATTCCTGCGGGAACAATACCAGTAAGTTCAACAATATCACCAGCAGAAAAATCAGAGAAAGTACCTTCTGGTAAAGTCACAACAGTGGTAGTTCCAGTAGTTACACCAACAATAGTTTGAGTGACTGCGGTATCTTTTAAAACAAGTTCAGTTCCAGCCTTCACAAAAATACTAGCACTCGTAGAAGTACTAATTGTTGGGGTTGGAGCAACCTCAACGTAAGCATCTTGTTCTGGAACAATTCTCAAAAAACCAGACCTCAAAGCAATTGGATTACTGGTTACTGCTGCACCAGTCATCGTCAATGGCGTAATTTTTTGTACAATCTTATATACGGACATTGTAATAATTGGACTATATTAGTTATTTATCAATATCTAGTATTACCTACTAATTTCTTCCCAGTCCATAGACCCGTGAATATCTGCACCATTAGCATTGGAAGAAGCAACGAGAGAAAGTTCATAAGGTGTCCCATTTAATGCATCTCTTTCTAACTGAAACTTGAATAATGCCTCTTTAAGAATATCAACCGGTGTTGAACCTTGATTAGACCCGTACAAATATCCAGATGCTAATATTCTTCCACCAGTATAAGTTCCACCATCAATTTTATATTCAACAGAACTATCAAGACCAGCATCATTCCAAGTTCCACCAACAGATGTTCCAGATGCTCTTACTTGCCAGTTATAAGTTGCATTATTTGTAATACCAAGAATTGAAAGTGCAGTTAGAATTACAATTGCATCCAATCTATTTGGTGTTGCTTTAAGGCGAATTGATATAACTGTATAATAAGTTCCTGCCGTTGTTAAATCGACTGGTGTTTGAACAGGTGTTCCAACTGCTTGCTGCAATCCACGAAGTTCATATCCACCTTCTGAAATTACAGTAGAACAAACTTGTTTCAGTGTGCTTGAACTTGTTGTAATTCCAGTATTTGCAATCTCATATCTCAAAGGTAATGATGCTGTTGTGATATAAGTTGTATTGATAAGATTTGCGTGATGAAATGAATGACAATGAATAAACTTACCATCAACTACAAATCCTAATCTTACGGTTCCAAGTCCTAACCATTCAATATCCATCCAAAGAATTTGTGCCTTACTAATATCTAATGTAACACCAGACGGATTTAAATGACCAGCACCAAGCATCGTATCAATGTTCCAATCTGCTTGTGCTTTTCTTGTTTCTGTTGCAATTCCAGTTACAAAAGTCCTCTCTACAAAATATAAATTACTTCCATCAAGTTCAAGATACATTCCATTGTCTGCACCAAAGTATCCTACTCTTTGACGAAGATTTGCTTTTGCTGGGTTCATTACAAATGTATTCAATACCTGTAATGATTTTCCTGGTTGATAAGAGAATACTTTTGTGGTTTCTCTAATGACTGATGCGGTACTTCCCACCCCAACAGTCATATTAATCAAACCTTGTGCCGTTACAAATCCAACTGTTGAACCAGTACCAACAACTAAACCACTCCAAAGATTATTATCTCTATATCTGTGAGATGAATCAAAGAGAGTGAGTGGAGTAGACATCCTCTGC